TGGGTTGGTGACAGTTTAAGTTTATTAGAACAGCTTACAATAAAATTATTACAATCACATGGACATCAAGTTCATTTATGGGCATATGACAAGATAGAAAATGTTCCAAGCGATGTTGTGTTGAGAAACGCCGAGGAAATATTACCAAGATCCTCGATTTTTAAATATACAGGGGCACCGGTTAATTTAATACCACGTGGAGGAATAGGATCTTTGTCCCATTGGTCTGACCAATTTCAACTGAAACTTCTGGCAGAACATGGTGGTATTTATACGCAATTGGATGTGGCATACCTCGAACCGCTGGATATTCATTTCAAACATCAGTATACATTTTTAGAACATGCCGGTCATCAGAAAGGAGTATGTGCATTTTCTATGAAATGTCCCAAAGGATCGGAGTTTGCTATAAAAGCATACGAGAAATTATCTCAAAATATAAACGCCTCTACAATATCAAACTTGGATTGGGATTGTTCTATGCGAATTATACGAGACGTGCTTTATAATACCATACCAAATGCGGATGAATATTTTTTAAATAAAAATAAATTTTTGGATTTAGGGTGCAGAACAAACGGGCCTTTTTTTGAAAATACAATATTAAATCCCGAAGTTTTTATTTTACATTGGTCCAATGCAACGGTAAACGAATTAAAAAATAAACCCATAGTTGATTCTTTATATTATAAATTATTAAAGCGGGTCGAGTTGGTTAAAAATACCATAAAACAATGTGTAGTAATATCATGTTTTGCAAATAATCAATATCGAAAAGATTTATTAAAGGGTCAAATTAAATTCTTTAATGACTTAAACATTGATGTAATACTTGCGTCATCCGATCATATAGAAAAAATGGACGGGGTAAAAAATTATATTACTTGTACAAATGTAGCCAAAAAAATATATTTGACCGAAAATTCGTTTTCGTTTGTATCAATTGGTGCGGCAAAATATTACAGAGGAGAAAAAAAGTCGAACATTGAATACAAAAATTATTTTTTCAAAATGTATCAAACGATTGTAAATTATTCAAAAAATCTTGGATATGATTTTTGTTATTTTATAGAGCAAGATTGCATCATAAATAATCAACATATACCAACCGCATTCTCAAAAGATTTAGATCATTCAAAAATTTATTTTTATGATTTGCAACATAAATCTGAGTATCAAACTACATTTTTTTACGGAAATACTACGGCTTTATCTGAATTGTTTTGCGAAACAAATTTGGATAAAATAGAAAATCTGTCAAAAAAATCAAATGTGATAACATACGAAAATGCAACATTTATAATGGCAAATTGGAATAAAGAAAATGTAACTGTGCTTCCAAATACCGAACGGGATATATTTTTCCGAAGAAATATGTTTTCCAGCAGAAATGTTGCGGACATATTTTACGATAACGAACGTAAAGAATATTGGTTTTTACAATACAAAGGAGACACTTGTGAAAATGAATTTGCGTGTGAATTATTTTTGGATGATGTCCTCGTACATTCCAACCACCTCAAACACACTAGCTGTTGGAGCTTGAGAAAATTAGAAAACAATAGAAATTATAAAATAAAATATTACGACGCCGAAATATCCGACTTGACATTAAGCAAAACTTCAAATATATACACTGATACTGATACGGTTGCTACACCAAATTGGATACAACGAACTTAAAATAATTATGAAAATAATCAACATCAATCCAGGTCTTATATCAATTCCACCAAATGGATGGGGTGCAGTAGAGAAAATTATTTGGGATTATCATCTAGAATTGGACAAGTTGAATATCCAAAACGATATTCGTTATCTTAACGATGTAAAATATGACGACAGTATGGTTGTGCATGTACACGTTGCTAACTTGGCAATCATGTGCCACGAGCGCGGTATTCCTTATATATTCAGTATTCATGACCATCATGCATATTTGTATGGCAAAGAGTCGCATTGTTTTAAACAGAATCTAAAAGCAATTGAGCATAGTGTATTCTCACTATCTCCGTGCAAGTTCCTTGTTGAATATTTTGGCAGCAAGAAGCTTCGTTATTTTTCTCACGCCGTTAATACCAATACATTTGTATATAAAAATTATAATGTAGAAGGCACAAAGTTGTTATGTGTAGCAAATAATGGATATGCTGACAACCAATCTAAAGACAGAAAAGGATTTAAGATTGCTATACAAGCTGCTATGGCTCTTGATTTGCCACTAACGATTGCTGGTCCAAGCAACAATAAGAAATTCTTTGATACTCTTGAGCCAGAGTTCAACAACTATAGCAAGCTTACCAAGTTGTTTGATTTGAATGAACTTGAACTGATTGAGTTGTATAATAATCACAGCATCTTTTTGCACTTCTCTGAACTAGAAGCTGGTCATCCAAACCTAACATTGCTTGAAGCTATGAGTTGTGGATTGCCTGTTGTTGGTACATTTGAAGAAAAAACATATAATGGTATGATTGTGACCGAGCGCGATGCTGATCAAGCTGTATCTGCTATTAGTAAAATAATCGGCGATTATAAGAAATATAAACAAGCTGCTCTTGATGCTGCCAAAGTAAATTCATATTCTGCTAGAGTATTAGAACTAACTGGATTATATAGTGAATATAGAGAAAAGATATTTGGCAATCAATTGATTGATAGCTATAATGAATGCAAGCAAGTTTATATTGAGCCAAAGAATACTATCAAAATATCTCACGAGAAAAATGGAACAAAAGTAACCATCGGCGGATTGAATGAAATCAAATATAAAGTAAAGTTTGTTGATTATAGCAACAATCATGTAACATACGAATGCCCTATCACAATTGGTATGTGGACAATGTGCCCAGCCAAATACAAGAATGATTGGGGTGTTGAAGTGTACGATATTACAAACGGCACCGAAGTATTAGTTGAGAAGCACAAGTTTCCAGCAAATGAAGTTGCATTCAAATCATCCACAGTGGAAAAAAATAAAATCAAAATTACTTTTGACGACGGTGCCAAGGTTGATATCAAAGGCGACGAAGCAAAAAAGTATAAAGTAAAATTTATTGACTCTTATACCAACGAAGTAACTTATGAAACAACTTTGAATAATAACATGTGGGCAACAACTGCTACAAAATATTACAACAAGTGGTTGGTTGAAGTGTATGATATTACAGACGGCGGTGAAACTCTTGTAGAGAAACATCTGTTTGATGCCAAAGACAAAACTGTAAAAATAATATTAGATAGTGAAAGCTTTGGCGACTTGATTGCTTGGATTGGAGCAATTGATGAATTTCAAAAGAAACATCAATGTAAACTTGACTGCGTAGTGTTCAATAAAGTACTAAGACCAATATTTGAAAAGAACTATCCAAATATCAAGTTCCTTGCTACCGACGTATATGCCGATCCATATTATGCCAAATATAAGATTGGATACTTTGCCGCTCCAAACTATGTTAATCATATAACCAAAGATCCAAGATTGCTGGGACTATGCGCTATTGCTACAACCATCCTTGGACTAACAGACGTTGAGTTTAAGCCAAACTTTGCCGTTGAACCATACAAACATTCAAAGAAATATGTATGTATAGCTACACAAAGTACATCCCAAGCAAAATATTGGAACAACAAAAATGGCTGGGATGAAGTTGTTGCTTATCTAAAAAAGAGTGGTTACGAAGTATGGTGCATCGACAAGTTTAGTAGTTTTGGAGTAGACAAGAGTATGAACTATATGCCAAAGGGATGTATCGACAAGACGGGCAATCTTCCTTTTGAAGAAAGAATGTCACAACTAAAAGGTGCCGAGTTCTTTATTGGATTAAGTTCTGGACTATCTTGGCTTGCTTGGGGCGTTGGCGTTCCTGTTGTCTTGATTAGTGGATTTACCGCCAAATGGAATGAATTCTATACTCCATACAGAGTCATGAATGAAACTGTATGTAATAGTTGCTGGAACGATGTATCTTGCCCATTTAACAAGGGAGATTGGTTCTGGTGCCCACGTGGTAAGGACTTTGAATGCTCTAAAAAGATTACGTCTTCTATGGTCATTGAGCATATCAAAAAACTCATATAATCGCTATAATAGACGGTTGATATATACTTATATTCATGGATATATCGATCAAGAATCTCAAAAAGTATATTTTTGAACCAAAAACCGAATCTCTGCGCTTAAACAGAGCCAAGGATATATTGTCTCAAGAGCTAGTTATTACCGAGAAAGTTGACGGTACCAAGCTCACATTAGTTAGAACAGAGCAAACAGATACTGCTGATTATACCAAGAATTGGGTTGTGGCATATAAAGAAACCGTATTATACGCCAAAGAGTTTGCTCATTTGGGCGACAAAGAAAAGGGCGATATATCTCAATCTTCTGTTGGTATTGGTCAATATTCAATGATATTTGATCATCTAAAGAAGATCAACGCCAAGATTAGCAGCATACCAAAAAGTACAGAGTTTAGCGTAGAGTTTGCTCAAAACAAAGATACACTAACTCGTACATATGTAAACAAAGGTGGCTTATTTTTAAGAAGCTATGGCAAGGTTGTATATAGAATTATCGACGGCAATCTTCGTACAAGCGTGCAAGGTGAGGAAGTAACCGAATATACTAGAGTCAATAAAATGGCTGAGTTACTTGAGATATCAGCATTTCCTATATTCTTTCAAGGTAAGTTATCTAAAGAGAATCTACTAAATAATCGATTAATTGGTTCTAAGCTAACAAATGTTGATTGGAATAATCCACTTGATGTTGTTAGCAAGTTCTCAGACGCTATATTGTCAGTTCCATCTACATTAGGAGGTACAACAGAAGGTGTTGTATTGAAGTTGGCTAATGGAGAATTCTTTAAACTTGTACAAGCAGATCAATACGACGCCGAAGTTCGTGGTGCAAAGAAAGATATGTATAAATTAGATCCAGAAGCTGCTACAGCATACTTCCAACAAATCAGAGCACTTATCCAAAACATTTTTAATGAAGTTGGCACTGAAGGCAAATCTGAAGAAGATGTTATCTCAGATTCTAATTTTTATATTGCTAAGAATGAAAAGAAACTAAAGAAGTTTTTTGACTCTCTTCAATCTATTGCTGGTAATAAAAAGAACCTTGTTCAAATCAAAGACGACATTCATGACACTGTTAGATTGCTTATATCCAAGCGCAGACTGCTTGGTTCATCTGCTAAAACACTTGCTCTTATTCCAATTGCCGGAAAGCCATTGCATATAGGTCACTGGAAGCTGATAGAAAAGGCAGCGTCTGAAAATGATGCTGTGGTTGTTTATACATCATCGTCTGATAGAATAAAAAAGGGTGAGTTTCCTATAAAGGGTGACGACTTTGTTCGTTTATGGAGTGATGTGTTTATTCCAGCATTGCCAAAGAATGTTAGAGTAAAGTTTGTTGATTCTCCCGTGCGTGCTGTTATGCATGAAATTGCTTGGCTTGAACAAACAACCGTACAAGATAATGCTAAGGTACCAAATATAAATTTATATTCAGATAAAGATGACGTTGAAACCAATTTCAAGGATGAAGATTTGAAAAAGTATCCAACTCTTTTAGCGGCGGGTAAGATAAAGAAGGTTGGCGTTGAAAGAACTGCTACAGTAAATGTAAGTGGTACAAAGATGCGCGAGTTCTTGTTGAACAATGATAAAACTTCATTCCTAAAATATTTGCCGCCTGTATCTACAAGAGATAAGGAAGAAATTTGGAATACTCTAATCAAGAACAAACCAGAAGTAAATGAAACTAATCCATATGCAAACTTTGCAGAAGAAGTTGTAAATGAAATGGAAAAAGAAATGTTTAGCGAAGGTGGTTGGAGATCTACTTCTACACAATCAACGATTATAACTCCAAAGAAAGTTGAAACAATACTAAGTGCAATGAACAAATTTGTGTCAGAATTTAATGCATATTCAAATCTCCCACCTATAGAATCAAACGGGCCAGTTGGCTCGGCAATGTATTATAAACAAGATTTGGAAAAAGATGATGTAAAGTATGGTGATATAGATATTCAAATCGTATTACCAGAAGAAAGTAATGACAGAACATCTCAACTAGCATCCAACAAAAAGTATTCGGATAAGATTCGCCAATTCATTCAAGAAAATAAACCAAGTTATGTCTATCCAAATTTTCAAGATAAAGATTTTGGAACAGGATATTTAATATTCAACGTTGGTGGTGAAAATATCCAAGTTGATTTAGTTTTGTCATATAAAGTTTCAGCCGAATGGACAAAAATTAGAACAACTCCAGAAAAAGGACTAAAAGGATTTGTTACAGGAACTTTATTAAGCGCATTATCAGATGCTCTTAATGTTGTATTAGGATCAAACACCAATCCGTATGTAAATACAGTAGATGGTAAAGTTGTATCGTCTTTAATCAAAACAAACGCAAAGCCTATATTCTTTAGCCCACGTCATGTGTTCTTGGATATATTGAAGTTTTATAGCAAGCTTGCTGGGGTTCAAACAGCAAATCCATCTGCTTTACAAGGCTATTATGGATTGGATGCAAATGATCCGTCACTAAAGAAAAAATGTGAAGCTGTAGTTGCTTTAAGTAAAGCGCTTGATAATAACAGAGCATTTGATAAGGGAATTATTGTATCAAAGGGTGGAATAACATTCAAGTCACGCGAACAATTTGTAAAATATGTACTAGACACGTTCATAAAGAATATGGAATCAGCAAGTACAGCAAAAAAATTAGAAAAAGCAGAAACACCGGAAGCTATGAAAAACATTGAAAAAATAAAACATGATGCTAATCTTGGCATAGAATTGGCAAAACAATTAATCAGAGAAGAAATTGCATTATTGACCGAATCTGGTCAATCAGTTGCTGCTGTAGATGACAAAACTCCAAAGACAGTAAACGGTCAACCAGCCCAAGCAACAACCAAGTTAAAAATCATAGACCAATCTGGCAAAGATATTCGCAGTTCTGTATCAGCCGATGTTAAAGAGTTGGTGTATGCGCTAAACAGCAAGGTTGGTTTTTGGAAGAAAAACAATCCATATATTGAAAATGGATTTGTATTCAACGGCAGTTCACAATACTTAATGAGCGGCGATGCCAAGTATAAAGATTTGGCTAAATATAAATCAGGCTTTGGCGACGTTGATGTTATTGTTCCAAAACAAAAACTGGATACAATGGAAGCATACTTGGATAGTATTGATGACAGACAAGTAGAATGGAAGCCAACTCCAAAAAATAAAGTATCAAAGAATTTTTATTATGTTGGCCGCACCAAGAGTCAACGCGCCTTGGCTGGTCAAACCGTAACACTATGGTACTATGCACCAGTTAAACAAGTTGTTCAAATTGACTTTGAAGGTGATGAAATGATATTAGATCCACAAGGATTTGAAAAGCCTTCTGAATGGAACAAGTTTATCAAAGATTCTCCTTGGCAAGATTTGACTATGGGAATCAAGGGACTGGCAGGTGCTATATTACTTCGCGGTCTAACAAGAGCCGCAACAGCACTACCAAATGCAGTATATGTTACAAACGCAAATGCTGCTAAAATTGAATCTGGCCAATTAAAAGGACTTGTTGATGCCAAAGGCAAGAGTGTTGTTTCTACAAACGCTACACATGCACTTCCTGCCGAATATACGCTCAATACGAGTGGTTCTGGTCACTCTGGTATTCGCAAGGCTTATAGATTAGTCGCGAAAAATATGGACTATCAAGGAACGAAAGTAAATGTTTATACAGACGTTTCGCCGTCAGATACAAAACCGGAAGATCGTATAGATAATGTATCAAAAGTATTTGAAATTATCTTCAAGCGCAAACCATCTGGTACAGACCTAGAAAACTTTAGAAGTTATGTTGGCTTGCTTACTTTGATGAAAACTCTTCCAAAAGATGTTCAAGTCAAAGCATTAGAGCGTGCCAAAGAAGGTCTTGCTCAAGCGGGATTGGAACCGGCTGAATATGCTCCAATTCAAAAAGCTGCTAAAACTATCTTAGGAATATCTATATAATAAATGTTCGCAAAGAATAAATGAAGCGAGCATCCATATATATACAAAAGGTTATAACATGAAAAATACAGAAATTATTAAATCATATCTCGCGGGCGAACGTCCCTATGTAAAAGTAGGATATACTGGGGATAAAGACAAATATATTATCCGCAAAGTTGGTGAAACTTGGACAGACTCTGCCGGTAAGCAATGGATAGAAAAAGAATCTGGTCCACAAACCGTTACTCGTGTCATGGACATTATTCGTGAAGAAACCAATGATAAATGTACCTGCTGTGGTATGGAGATTCGGTGGGGTAAAAAAAGAGATCGCAAAATGTTTTACAAAACCAAGAAATGCTTTGATTGCTTGATTGAAGAAGAAACTCAACTTCGCATCAAAGGTCAATTCAAGTTGTATGAAACCAAGAAGCTACTTGAAAATGAAATATCCTACTTAAATGATGTTCGTCAAAAGCTAAAAGAAAGTAAAGAATATCTTGCCAGCGATGCTTCCAAGACTCTTACATACGTAAATTCAAATGGGTTTGTTGAAGAATGGGACAATGTTTCTAGACAAGAACTAACCGAGAGTATTGAGAAAGATTTTAAAAACTGCTTAAAGAAAATCAAATCGGCAGAAAAAGAGTTAAAAAAGACCAATGACGCAATTAACAAAGTTCTTACCACAAAATAATATTGTGTTAGCGATTGCAGATAGAGTTAATCGCAAATATCCAGATCCAACCGGCAGATGTGCTATTATGGCCGCAGGTTTGGTAAAAGAACTCGGTAAATACAAAATCAATGCTATACATGTAGTAGGTGAATTCACTTTAGATGAACCCAACGCAGAAAGTTATATGGAATGTGACGAGTTTTCTGGTGATGAATATAAAGTTAATCATGACTGGGTAAGCGTAGAAGGAAAAATATTAGATATATCCGCCAGTCAATTTAGAAAAGATGTGTACGAGGATATACCAGATGTTGTTTTCATAGATCATAAATCTCCGCTTTATTTAAGATACGACGAAATGGGGCACGCATAAAATGTCTACTACAAAAAACTTAAAAGATGTAATTAAAGAAGAGTATATGAAGTGTGCCAAAGATCCTATATACTTTATGAAGAAGTATGTAAAGATTCAACATCCTACTCGCGGCACTCTTCCATTTTTGACATATCCATTTCAAGATGTTGCTCTTGAAGACTTCGTAAAGCATAATCAAAATATTATTCTCAAGAGTCGTCAGATGGGTATTACAACTCTTGTAGCTGGTTACTCAATGTGGCTAATGACATTTCACAGCGACAAACAAATATTGTGTTTGAGTATTACGCAAGAAACATCCAAGGCGATTGTAACCAAAGTTCGTTTTGCTAATGACAATCTTCCAAGTTGGCTAAAAGTTCCAGCGGTTGAAGATAATAGATTGTCTCTAAAGTTGAAGAATGGTTCTGAAATCAAAGCCGCATCTAGTGCTGGTACATCTGGTCGTTCTTCTGCTCTATCTCTACTAATCATTGACGAGGCTGCATTTATTGATGGTATTGAAGAAATCTGGCTATCTGCTCAATACACATTAAGTACCGGCGGCAAGGCTATTATTCTTTCTACTCCAAACGGCGTAGGTAATTTCTTTCATAAGATGTGGACAGAATCTGAGCAAGGATTGAATGATATGAATCGTATCAGTCTGCCTTGGCATCTACACCCAGAACGCGATCAAAAATGGCGCGATGAGCAAACAAAGTTATCTGGAGAAAAGGGTGCAGCACAAGAATGCGATTGTGAATTTAGCACGTCGGGTAACACAGTTGTTGATATTCCAGTTCTTGATTGGTATACAAAAACTCATGTAATAGAGCCTATAGAAAAAAGAGGATTTGATAAACAATATTATATATTCAAGTATCCAGAACCCGGTCGCTCTTATATGGTTGTTGCTGACGTTGCTAGAGGTGATGCCAGCGATTTTAGTGCATGTCATATAATAGACATAGAAACATTAGAGCAAGTTGCCGAATATAAAGGTAAGCTATCTACTAAAGATTATGCTAGATTACTTATGACACTTGCTACAGAATATAACATGGCACTTCTTGTTATAGAAAATGCCAATGTAGGTTGGGCAGTTATACAGGATGTTATTGATGCCAACTATGATAATCTATTTTATAGTTCCGCCGACTTACAATATGTAGATGTTGAAACTCAAATGACCAACAAGATACATGCTCAAGAAAGTAAGATGACGCCAGGTTTTACCACATCCAATAAATCTAGACCGCTTCTAATATCAAAGCTTGAAAGTTATATTCGTAATAAAGAAGCAATCATACATAGCAAGCGATTGATTGAAGAACTTAATGTATTTATCTGGAAAAGCACAGGAAGCACATCTGCTAAAGCCGAGGCTATGGACGGTTATAATGACGACCTTGTTATGGCGTTTGCTATAGCTATGTGGGTAAGAGATGTAGCATTGCGCCTAAGAAAAGATGCCGACAGTGTTACTCGTTCTATAATATCAAAAATTGGTTCTACTTCCAATGAGCAGATTAAAAATAATATGGTAGCATTACATAAATCGGGAGCAAATCCATACGGTGTTTATAGCAACCCTTGGAAAATGAATATTGGCGGTCCGGGTGGAGGTCCGGGTAAATCAGAAGACCTAACTTGGCTATTATAAACATAATAACCATAAAAATAGTATAATGCAATATTTATATATTACGCGCTCATATATATACATTACTTATGGCTGAACAAAAAGACTTATTCACACGGTTAAAAAAGATGTTTTCCACGGACGTTATTGTTCGTGCAGTGGGCGGAAAAAATCTAAAAATTATTGATACTGATGAAATTCAGTATGCTACAGACAGAAACAGTTTGCGCGACCGTTTCAATCGCCTAAGAAGTTCAACATATAATCTACACAATCGCGATATGTCTATGGCATATCAAGCATCGCGCTTAGAGTTGTTTAGAGATTATGATGTTATGGACATGGACCCTATCATTGCATCTGCATTGGACATTTACTCAGATGAGTGCCTCGTTCCATCAGAATTTGGTCAAGTATTAACCATTCGCAGCAAGAATGAAAACATCAAAAAGATTCTAAACAATCTATTTTATGACATCTTGAATGTTGAATTTAATATGTGGAGTTGGACTCGTAATATGTGTAAATATGGTGATTTTTTCTTGAGGATGGAAATATCGCCGGAGTATGGTGTGTATATGGTTCATCCAATCAGTCCATATGAACTTACTCGTGTTGAAGGCAGTGATCCAAAGAATCTAAATTATGTAAAGTATCAACATGACGGCGCTGGCGGCGGTATGGAATATGAAAACTTTGAAATAGCACATTTTCGTTTGCTAAGTGACAGTAACTTTTTGCCATATGGTAAATGTCTTACTGCCAATAACTATATAGAAACTGAATATGGTGCAGCAAGAATAACAGAGATTGAAATTGGTCAAAAAGTTTGGACATTTAACACGGAGCATAAAAAGTTTGAATTGTCGGAAGTAACTCACAAAGTTTCATCCGGTGTAAAAGAAATTATTAAAATATCAACTCAACACAATCAAATTGAGTGTAGTAAAAACCACCCCGTGTTGGTATTCAAAAATAACAATTTTGTTTATAAACAAGCCGAAGAACTTTCTCTTAAAGATTTATTAGTATTATCTACGAACTCTCACAAAAACTCAAAGGTGGTAAAATTAAATAAAAAATTAATAACGGAGCAAAATCACAATGGATGGAAAAATAATATTGATTTGTTGCCAGATATTGCAGATGAGAAATTTGTTCAATTTTTTGGTTTTATGATTGGCGACGGTTGGATAAATAAAGAAGTAAACAGAGTAAATTTTGCGGCTGGTATATATGAAGATTTAAATAAAAAATATTCAGATATTTTGGCAGAATATACCGGTAAAGATGTTAAAATAATCAATGCTCGTCATAATTCAGGAGAACAGCGTTACGTCGATTCTAAACTATTTGCAGAATTCATGAGAATTAATGGATTTATTGGAAATTCTTACGAAAAAAGAATTCCGGCTTGGGTGTATGAGTTAAATGAAAATCTTCAATTGGCATTTATTCGTGGCTTAGTTGATGCAGACGGATCAATTTTTACGGATAAATGGAATATAAACCGATATTCTATCGAGCTAAATAATCAAATTCTGGTTGAAGATATAAAACATCTTCTCAATAGATTAAATATCAAATGCTCAAATGTAAAATCGCGTGGATATGACGGAGAAACCGAAATTTGCGGTGTAAAATGTAATAGAACAAAATCTTATTATATATATTTTTATTTGGACGGCGCTCGTAAAACCCAACAAAATAAATATGATTTATTAAAAAATGACTCTGTGATATTGGTTCCAATAACAAAAATTGAATCGGAGGAAGATCAAGAGACGTTTGATATACAAGTTTTATCTAACAATTCCAATTTTATTTCAAACGGATTAATTGTTCACAATTCAATGATTGAGCCAGCGCGTCGTGTATGGAAGCAATTAAGTCTTATGGAAGACGCGATGTTAATTCACCGTATCATGAGAGCGCCAGAAAAGCGTATTTTCTCTATTGATGTTGGTAACATTGCTCCGTCTGAAATTGATCCAGCGATGCAAAAGATTATTTCTCAAGTAAAGAAGGTTCCATATATTGACGAAAAGACCGGTGATTATAACCTACGCTTTAATTTGAATAACATGGTAGAAGACTTTTATCTGCCTGTTCGTGGCAGTGACAGCGGTACCAAGATTGATACATTACCAGGTATGGAATTTACCGGTATTGATGACTTGGAATATGTTCGTAACAAGATGATGGCTGCTCTAAAGATTCCAAAGGCATTCTTGGGTTATGATGAAAGTATTTCTGGTAAAGCAACTCTTGCTGCCGAAGACGTTCGTTTTGCTCGCACTATCGGTCGTATTCAACGTATCCTTGTTTCCGAATTAACCAAGATTGCTATTGTTCACTTGTATGTACAAGGATATCAAGACGCATCTCTTGTAGACTTTGAATTGGAGTTGAGCAACCCATCCACAATCTTTGAACAAGAAAAATTAGAAATCTGGCAGAACAAGGTTAACTTGGCCAGCGATATGATGGAAGCTAGTATGTTTAGCAAGAAATGGATATACAATAAAATATTTAATATGTCCGGAGATGACATTGAAGGCATACAAGGTGATGTTATCAAGGACAAGAAAGAAGCTTGGAGAATGGAACAGATTACCAGTGAAGGTAATGATCCTTCCACAAGCAAGCAAAAAGCCGGTGAAGGTGGTTTGACAGATATAGGCGGGGAAGCGGCTGGCGGTGAAACGGGTGGTGAGGCCGGTGGTGAGGCCGGTGGCGAAGTACCAGGTCTTCCTCCATTAGAAGAAATAAAAGAACCAGAAGGTCAAGAACTTGATGAAGAAACTCGCCGTGAAAGAGAACAAGGTATTCGGGACCAAACCGGCAACAAAGAAAAATATACACACGGTTTTGACAAGACCAGAGGTGAAGATCCTCTTGGCAATGGTCAAAACAAAGAAAAATCAAGAACCGAGCGTTCTACCCGTCATATATACAGAGGTTCTGCTTTAAGTATGGATGAAGATCTAAAGCATATAAAGCAGTCGCTAATGACCAAATATAATAATAAGCAGAAGAAGGTAATAACCGAAGAAAAGTCTATATTAGACGAGTCTAATCTCATTAACGACGATAAACCTCTCTAAATATTGAGTTTTTATCACCCACGCACATATTTATAAATAATAAAACTGTATGAAGAAGCTTAAACACTCGAAATATAAGAATGCTGGCATTTTATTTGAACTGCTTGTCAGACAAGTAACCGCCGATATTCTTAACGGTCAAGAAGACTCAAAAGCAAATAATATTTTGCGTAATTATTTTTCAGAATCAACGGAACTCGGCAAAGAAAACAGACTATATCGTATTATAATGGAAGAAAAAACCAAGGATCAATCATCTGCCGATAGATTACTTGAAACCATTATTAAGACTCGTCGCAAGCTTGATGAAAGAGCTTTGAATTTACAAAAGTATAATCTAATCAAAGAAATTCGTAACAACTATCCATTGGATGATTTCTTAAAAGGTACAATCAGTAATTATAAACTTTTAGCTTCTATCTATAAAATATTTGAGGAATCTGTAAATGCTGTTGAGTGCGATCCTCGTGAAATTTTTAAAGCTCGCAATTGTATTGTTGAAAGTATTGCTGCCGCTAAAACACCAACTCGTTTGGTTAGCGAAGATGAAAAGAAAGATTTGGTCAAAGTATATCAACAACAAAATGAAGATGTTCGTCTTCTTGCTTACAAGTTGCTTGTTGATTCTTTCAACGAAAAATACAAAGGCTTGGACGACAAGCAAAAGATTCTTATTCGCGAATATATCAACAATATCAGCAACACCAATTCACTTCGTCAATATATCAATGAAGAAGTTCCATTGGTTCGCCAAGAAATCAGCGAGTTGAAGAGCAAGGTTAATAATGAAGTTGTTCGCATCAAACTTGATGAAACACTTAATCAGTTAGATAAGGTTGCTAAAGGTACTCTTGTTAAGGAAAATCAAATCATGGCACTTATGTTGAGCTACGAGCTTATCAAAGAGTTAAGACAAATCAAATAAAACATATGACAAAGTCACAACTAAAACAACTAATCAATGAAGTGATTTCGGAAATGATGCCGTATATTCCACGTAAACCAGGTCCGGAAGAGTATGCTATAGCTGTTCCCAAGGTTCATGCTAAAAAAGCATTTGAAATAATTCAAAAGTTATCCAAGAACAAAAAGTATGGATTGACTGATCCGTATCTAAATGACGATTCGGTTCGTGCTGACAAGCTGGATAGAAAAAACTGGGTAGATATAGACTTAATGATAATGGTTCCCGGTGGCATTGATATTGAAGATGTTGTCGCACTATTGGAAAAAAACGGAATTCAAACACAATAATATGACAAAGTCACAACTAAAACAACTAATCAGAGAAACAATAAATGAAGCTACACAGCCACAAAAGGTTGTTGGAAAATACATCTATTTTCCAGATTCTAACGAAACGTATAGTTTAAAGCCGTATAAACTTGTCAAAGATGGTGGATGCGATATATCTCTGTCAAATAATTGGACAAAAGCAACATTAATGCAAGGACAAGATGTTAGAGATATGGGAATCGACAGCGTTACAGACATATCGGCTTGGTATATTGTAAACAATGCTCCGGCAGATCATACATTTATTGGATATATTGGAAAATAAAAATGAACGACGCCAAAAAAATCATCCGCGAATTAGTTGAAGAAGTCATTGAAGAAATGACAGCAACGGGTGCTGTTGCTGGTTATCAAACACCAGCAGCATTTCGTGGTCATAAAAGCAAAAAGAAAACAGCCGAGCGTAGTATGCCAGGTGGCAAAGTTGTAGGCAAAGAAGATACGGATGATACCACAGTTGGCGAAGGTGAAAGATTAACAGTTCGTCGTGATGTGAATATCATGGAAGCTCGCAGTCGTTATCGTAATTTTAAAGAAAGTGACATGATGAAGAATCATGCCAAGATTTCATATGGAATCAATCAAGCCAAGAAAATGCTTGGTGAAGTTGAATATCTATTAAACATCTGCGAACGCTTAAAGACAGAAGCAGATGTACCAACCAAAAGTTTGTGGGCACGTACTCAACCAGACATGAAAGAAATTCATAGTCGCTTGAAGGAAATTGCTAATCGTATCAACAGAATGGGAAAATAATAATCTATGAATCTAACAGACATTGCCAAGAAAATATTAAGTGAAGATACATGGGGCAATAACCCATCGGCGGCTGCTCCACAAGCACCAGGTCGTTCACCAACCGCAACACAACCGCCAGCATCTCCAAATGCCAAGATGATTGATATTTCTAATACTTTTAAAAATTTCAAACTGTCACTTGAGAAGCAAGAAGATGCTGCTGTAAAAAAACTTGTTGATGAACTAAGCAAACAATTCTTGAAAAAGAGTGTTGTTGTCAAAGCATCAAAAGGTTCTGTTGGTCAAATTGAAAAAGAATACTCTTTCCCAGTTAGTGCTATTGATGTTCGTTATATGAAAGACAAATACTATATTGTATTTTCTGGTAAAGAAGGTAACGAAGCAGAATCTGAATATTACTTAGACGACTCTCAAATTGAAGTTGATGGGTATGGACAAGAAGCCCCAACAATGCAATCCTCTCTTGGCAAAGGTCAAGTTGGCGGAATCAAATACCCACAAACAATGGGAATTGCATCAAAACGAAACATTGTACCACAAAACTAATATGAGCAAGCAACTACTAGTAGATTTTATTCCTTTTGATATCACTCCACAAATGTTGAGTGAAGCAAAGGCAAACACAAATGGTCCATTGGTTCTAAAAGGCCCGCTACAAAAAGCTGGTGAAAAGAATCATAACGGTCGTGTATATCCACGCGAAGTATTAGAGCGTGAAGTTGAAAAGTATCAACAAATCATCAAAGAGCGTCGTGCTCTTGGTGAACTTGACCATCCAGAATCTAGTATCATCAATTTAAAGAATGTGTGTCATAATGTTACAGAATGTCACTGGGAAGGTGATACTGTAGTAGGTACAATTGAAATTTTAACAACTCCAAGTGGTAATATTGCTCGCGATTTGATTCGTAATAATATCCGCATTGGTATCAG